TGCCCGGCATCCAACGCCATTCATGGCCATATCAATGATTTTCTGGTGCGTACCGGGTTGAGAAGCGGTGTAAGTGAACTGCAGTTGCCATGTTTTACGGCAGTGAGAGCAGAGATAGCGCTGATGTCCGGCGGTGCTTTTGCCGTTACGCACCACCCCGTCAGTAGCTGAACAGGAGGGACAGCTGATAGAAACAGAAGCCACTGGAGCACCTCAAAAACACCATCATACACTAAATCAGTAAGTTGGCAGCATCACCAGCCTTCTTGAGGCTACCACCTGTTTTCAGGTGTCATTCAGACGTGATTTGCCCCAGATTGGGAAAGCACGCTTTTTTCTCAGCTATCGTCCTCTTATTTTGCCGTTACATTTCTTTTTGCACTCTAATGATTAATTTACAATAATAATATCGGTAATTATTGAGTAATAATAAATTGATTATTGCAAATGTAATTTAATTCCATCTTCGCGTTATATTCCAATCTTTAATCTCCGCATGGAACAAGTTGCATGCGTGACTATATTAAGACAACTTATAACCACCAAAACATTTGCTTTGCAAGCAAAAACAGTGACCATTGACTCTAAGAAAATTCCGATCTATTGTTAGGGTCATCAAAGTTACTTAACAGTATTCCGAAATGAAAATACAAAGCAAGCTAATTGTCTTATTAAACATTATCATTGCATTTATATTATTTGAGCTTTTAGCTCAAAAATTTGGTTTGAGTACATTATTTTAAAGCAAGATAAACAATATCGGGCACTCTAGTTTTTATAATTAACAATTAAACGTCCATAAAATGTTATTTACTTTTCTTCGCTATTGTCATATCTTAATATAGTGGCTTACGCCACTCTACTTTCATCACATTTTGTACGTTTATGTACTCGCCATGAAGCTCTTTCATGGCGATTTTTTATTCTTAATCCAAGAACATACTCCTTACCTATAGCAAAATCACTTTTTGAACAAAAGAATAACGTATTTAGGTAATCATTACGAATTTACCCTATAGGTGCTACTGGCCATTCAATATCCGGTGCAGTTGTTGTATTAACACGGTTCAGCAACACCCGATACTTCTTCCAGGCTTCCAGCAACGAGGTTTCTTCCTCCGTTGCAATTTCCAGATCTGCAGCATCCTGAAGCGGCGCAATATGCTCACTGGCTACCTGCATCAGGCTGTTTTTTGTTTCTTCCGCCTCCCGGATCCGGAACAGTTTTTCTGCTTCTGCATCTTTCACCCAGGCTGTGCCGTTCCACTTCTGATATTCCCCTCCCGGCGACAACCAGGTAACATTTTCCGGTAACGGACCGAGTTCAGAAATAAATAACGCGTCGCCGGAAGCCACGTCATAAACCGTTTTACCCCGATGGTCTTCAACGAGATGCCACGATGCCTCATCACTGTTGAAAACAGCCACAAAGCCAGCAGGAATATCTGGTGGTGCAATATCGGTACTGTTTGCTGGCAGACCTGTATGAGGCGGAATATATGCGTCACCTTCACCAATAAATTCATTAGTTCCGGCCAGCAGATTATAAATTTTTATGGTCCGTGGTTGTTCACTCATTCTGAATGCCATTATGCAAGCCTCACAATATAGTTAAATGCGATGTTTTTGACGGTGTTTTCCGCGTTACCCGCAGCGTTAACGGTGATGGTATGTCCATGTGAGCCAATCGCAACGGAGTGCGTATGAGCACCAATACCGACAGTATGTGCATGTGCGCCTGCGCTTGCAGCAGTGCCGGACAGCGAGTGGGTATGAGCACCATCTGATGATGTCTTCCCTGCATTACGAGTCTGGCCACTACCGCTTGTTGTGCTCATAATCCCCGCGCTTAGATTTGAAATCGCAGTATAACCATTAGGAAAAATGCTCGTGTTCGTGCCACCAAATGCACCGGAACTCTTGTGTTGGTGCGCACCGGCACTATTTGCTGTCCCGCTAATACTATGGGTATGTGCACCAGTGTTATTCGTGGATTTAGTGCCGTAATCAAAAGATGATGTGGTTTTCGTCCCCAAATCCGTACTGGATGCGCTGGCGCTGTGGGTATGCGATTTAATGCCATCCTGTTCCTGAGACAATACGGCACGACCACTGGCGGGCTTGCCCTTAATCGTCCAGCCACGCATATCAGGGATCACGCCTGACGGATAAGCGGCTGCAAGTTTCGGGTATGCAGATTTGTCAAAAGTCTGCCCCTGCATCAGGGCATAGCCAGACGGAACGGTATCTGATGGCCACGGGATTGGTGCACCGACTGGATAAAACTCTGCAGGAGGATGAGCCGAGGTGTAAAGCTGCGCCCACGGCGACCAGTTTGCGTCGGTCGTATCCCGTCGTGAACGAATAAATGCCGGAGCATGAGCACCGCTTGTACCACTCCAGCCGATGAGTAACTCACCTTCGCCAACGGCTGTCATCCCTTTCAGGTGAATGATATTTCCATACGCTGTTGGATATCCGTTGTTATACACCTCGTATAACTCAAGACCTGCTGCCCCCTGCGTATTGTCTGTCAGCGCGGTTACCCGACCTTTTGAAGCCAGATTAACTGATGATACTGCTGTTCCACCTGACGGTAACGCCCCGATCTCTGATGCCGTTGGCTTATTTCTGGAGTTATAGTCCCTTCGCCAGCCAGGTGAATAATCTGTTCCGTGATTAATATAGGTAAACTGGGCGTTAGTTGTTCCACCACCAGTGGAGGTGGTCGGTGTGGTAATGCGGATCGTCATCGCTGACTTTATCCCCATTACTTCAATGACAGCTCCGGCGAGATGAATATTACCGCAGTCAGTATCAGTAATGATTTTATTATTGCCATAAGACCAGGAACCCTTGCACATCCAGTATGGATGGTTAAATGCTCCCTGAGAATCCAGCCACTCGATAAACTGTGCAGTCGTCCAGTTTCCTGTTGTTGTGCTTACTGACCCACCGAAGGCACGGCAGGCACCAATATTTTTCGTAAAGGTATCTTTGCCAGGGATATCCGCACCGTTCTGATCTTTCTGCAGACGTTTCTCAGCATTGTCATTGGCTGCTTTTACTGCCTTTGGTGTCGCGGCAAGCGTTTCAGACGTGCTGTTGGTCGCGCTGCTTAGCTGGATTATCCCTTTCTGTGCTGTCGTTGCATCCTGTGCGGTGTATTTCCCGTTAGCCAGGTCATACGCGGCCTTAACGGCTTTTGGCGTTGCCGCCAGTGACTCGGAAGTGCTGTTGGTCGCACTGCTGAGCTGTACTATCCCCTTTTTCGTCGTGCTCGCATCCTCAAGCGCCACGGCGGATGCAATATCCTCTGCCCGTTTTGCCGCTGTCTCAGCGCGCGTTGCTGCGGATTCTGCCGTACTTTTGCTCTGTGCTGCCGCTGTCGCACTGCCAGCAGCCTCTGTCGCCTTTGTGGATGCCGTCGTGGCGCTGCCCTTCGCTGCTGACGCCTGTCTGGTCGCCTCATCTTTTGAAGCAGACGCCGATGATGCCGATGACGCCGCCGAACTGGCGGATGATGCGGCAGCCGTTTTTGAGGATTCTGCGCTGGTTTCCGACGCTTTCGCGTTCGTCTCGGATGTCTTCGCTGCGGAAGCTGACCTCGCTGCTGCGCTGGCCTGTTCAGTGGCTTCGCCAGCCTTCGTTGTGGCTGTTGAAGCAGACGAGGCGGCACTTTCTGCCGACTTTCCGGCAGCGGTGGCACTGGCTGAGGCCTGCCCGGCACTTGTTGACGCGGCACTGGCAGATGATGCAGCCGCTGTTTTTGAGCCTGCCGCAGCTGAGGCACTCTGTCCCGCTGCCGTTTCAGAAGACCTGGCGTTCGTCTCGGACGTCTTTGCCGCCTTCGCGGAATTTCCTGCCGCCGTTGCCGAGGAAGCTGCGCTGCTGGCGCTCGAGGCTGCGCTCGTTTCTGATGATTTCGCTGCCTCTTTTGAGGCCGCCGCATCCCGGGCTGAGGTGGCAGCTTCTGACGCCTTTGTGGTCGCTGCGGATGCAGAAGTGGCTGCAGATTTTTGTGACGCTGCCGCATTCGTTTCTGACGTTTTCGCGGCACTGGCACTGGTAGCTGCCGCGCTTTTTGAGGACTCTGCAGCGGCAGCACTTTTTGATGCTTCAGTAGCCTTTGTTGATGCCGTTCCTGCGCTGGAAGACGCTGACTGAGCCGACGTCGCGGCCTGCCCGGCTGATGTGCTGGCTGCACGTGCTGAGCCTGCAGCATCAGTCGCATGGGTTGCCGCCTCACGGGCTGATGTGCTGGCATCGCTGGCTGACTTCTTCGCGGCTGCTGTGTTCTGCGCCACTGCGGACGCGTTACGCGCCACCTCTTCCACCATCAGTTCAAAACGGCGCAGTGCCTCAGGACGGGCATCATCCTCCGTCATGGCACCGAGAAAATCATTCAGCGTACCGGGTCGGGAATCTTCATACACGGTGATGGTCCCGGCATGTGACGGCGGGAATCCTTCCACCAACAGAATAACGCTGTACTGACCGTACTCAACGTCCATGCTGTAACGCCCGGCCTCATCCGGATTTTCTGAGGCCAGCGTGTTCACCACCACCGTGGTGCTGTTACGTTTTGCTTTCAGCTGGATTGTGCAGTTCTGTACCGGTTTTCCTGTGCCGTCTTTCAGTACACCTGAAATCTTTACTGCCATATTCACCCCACAAAAAAGCCCGCCTGAACCGGCGGGCTGTCATAACACTGTGTTACCTGGCTAATCAGAATTTATAACCGACACCCACGATGAAACCGTCAGTGCGCCAGTCACCACTGCCGGAGCCTTCATAAGCAATATCAATGGCCACGGATTCGGTCGGGTTAAACTGCACGCCAGCCCCCCACGCCAGAGACGTGTTGCTGTGGCGACCGTCATCACTTCCGGTCAGCACGTCGTGCGTTTTCCCCTTGTTGTCAGTTACGCGGAGATAATCCCCGGAGAAAGTCGACACACGGCTGTAAGCCATACCCGCCATCGCATACGCGCTGAACCATTCATTCACGCGCACAGACGGCCCCGCCATTACGCTGAACCAGCGGTTACGAACGGAATCTTCATGCCAGCGGGTATTGCTGTAACGGGTCAGCTGGCGATTCTTGTCTCCTGCATAGCTGAATGACGTCACCAGCCCCAGCGTATCCGTAAACTCGTAGCGGTATTTCACGTTAATCCCGTTCAGATCATCGCTGCCGGGTACGTTGGTCCGGGCATGAAGATACCCCGCGCTCAGTGTGGACTGATGTTCAGACGCCCATGAAGGCGCACCGGATACGGCCAGACAGATGGCTGCGGACAAAATTGCTGCACAAACTTTACGCATAATTACCTCTCGCTTTTCTGCAATAAAAAAGGCGTCATTCCTGACGCCCTTTATTGGGGTTATAAATATTTCAACGAATACTGATGCCGGAAGCAGCCTTTTTGGTCACAATCACCGTACAGTCGGTGATATTACCTGCCCCCTGATTGCCTTTCTGGAAAATCTTAAACTCCAGAGTGACGCTTCCTCTGCCACTCGGCATATCAATAACCGCACTGTAACTACCGGGAATGGCCCCTTTAGTTTCTCTGGATGCGATTAATACGCCGTTTTTGCGAACTTCAAAACCATAACCTGTGTATCGCGTGCCTCCGGGGTTATTTCCGCTCCCCGGATCGTCATACGCCACACCGTTAAAAATAATGGGCGGAATAATGATTTGACGGTCAAAGTTATGATCATCGCTGATAGTGACTGTAACCGTCCCGTTTGGTGTTTCCGTGTTACCCCACGTACCAGCCTTCTTCGGGAATGATTTGGATACTGTTTTAACAAAATCGCCTCTGACCTGATTCGCCTCCAGCATGCCCTTAATCGTACAGTTCTCATTTATCTTGACGTTGTTTAGCGTCCCGGCGTTCGCATTCACACTGCCACTGATATCCGCATTTTTCGCCGTCAGTCGCCCGTCCGGTGTCAGGGAAAATGCCGGAGGATTACCGCCGCTGGTAATGGTAGGAGCCGTCAGGCGTTTCAGGAACACGTCGTTCATGAATATCTGATCGCCCTGCCCAACAAACATCGGCTTTGTGTTGCCATTCGCAGGATTAATCATCGCAATCCTGTCTGCCGCCAGCAGCACCTGACTCTGCATGCCGTCAGGGGTGTTCTCAATACCGGCACCAATACCCGCGATATAAAGGCGTCCGTCCTGCATCTGCTGCAGCTTCACAGCCCACATGCTGTTCAGATTATTATTTGTATCAACCTGAACCTTCTGTATCTGCTGGATCGCTGCACTCTGGTCTTCCAGTTTCTTATTGACGGTCTGTGTGATTTCATTGCTGACATCCGTAATGGATGTCCTGATTTCAGCCAGGTCAGGCGCAAGCTGACCGTTATCAATCTGCGTCCACAGCTCCTGAGCCAGATGGGTTTTCCCTATCTCGCCTTTGAAAAAATCCAGATAGCCGGATGCGTCATCACTCGGCTGACCAACAGCCTCCACGAATGCCGATTTGCCAACGGTGTTCACACTGCGAACGTAAAAATAATAATTATGGCCCGGCCTGATATTGATACTGGCGGCTACTCGCACCGAAAATGTCAGCCAGCTGCTTTTTGTTGACTTCCATTGTTCATTCCACGGCCAAAAACAGAGAAAGGAAACGACAAAGGCCCAAAAGTTCGTTTTCAGCACCTGTCGTTTCCTTTCTTTTTAGGGGGTATTTTAAATAGAAACATTAAGTTACGACGAAGAAGAACGGAAACGCCTTAAACCGGAAAATTTTCATAAATAGCGAAAACCCGCGAGGTCGCCGCCCCGTAACCTGTCGGATCGCCGGAAAGGACCCACAAAATGATAATAATTATCATCTACATGTCACAACGTGCATCTACGCCATCAAACCACGTCAAATAATCAATTATGACGCAGGTATCGTATTAATTGATCTGCATCAACTTAACGTAAAAACAACTTCAGACAATACAAATCAGCGACACTGAATACGGGGCAACCTCATGTCAACGAAGAACAGAACCCGCAGAACAACAACCCGCAACATCCGCTTTCCTAACCAAATGATTGAACAAATTAACATCGCTCTTGAGCAAAAAGGGTCCGGGAATTTCTCAGCCTGGGTCATTGAAGCCTGCCGTCGGAGGCTAACGTCAGAAAAGAGAGCATATACATCAATTAAAAGTGATGAAGAATGAACATCCCGCGTTCTTCCCTCCGAACAGGACGATATTGTAAATTCACTTAATTACGAGGGCATTGCAGTAATTGAGTTGCAGTTTTACCACTTTCCTGACAGTGACAGACTGCGTGTTGGCTCTGTCACAGGTTAAGTAGTTTGAATGATTAGCAGTTATGGTGATCAGTCAACCACCAGGGAATAATCCTTCATATTATTATCGTGCTTCACCAACGCTGCCTCAATTGCCCTGAATGCTTCCAGAGACACCTTATGTTCTATACATGCAATTACAACATCAGGGTAACTCATAGAAATGGTGCTATTAAGCATATTTTTTACACGAATCAGATCCACGGAGGGATCATCAGCAGATTGTTCTTTATTCATTTTGTCGCTCCATGCGCTTGCTCTTCATCTAGCGGTTAAAATATTACTTCAAATCTTTCTGTATGAAGGTTTGAGCACGTTGGCCTTACATACATCTGTCGGTTGTATTTCCCTCCAGAATGCCAGCAGGACCGCACTTTGTTACGCAACCAATACTATTAATTGAAAACATTCCTAATATTTGACATAAATCATCAACAAAACACAAAGAGGTCAGACCAGATTGAAGCGATAAAAACGATAATGCAAACTACGCGCCCTCGTATCACATGGAAGGTTTTACCAATGGCTCAGGTTGCCATTTTTAAAGAAATATTCGATCAAGTGCGAAAAGATTTAAACTGTGAATTGTTTTATTCTGAACTAAAACGTCACAATGTCTCACATTATATTTACTATCTAGCCACAGATAATATTCACATTGTGTTAGAAAACGATAACACCGTGTTAATAAAAGGACTTAAAAAGGTTGTAAATGTTAAATTCTCAAGAAATACGCATCTTATAGAAACGTCCTATGATAGGTTGAAATCAAGAGAAATCACATTTCAGCAATACAGGGAAAATCTTGCTAAAGCAGGAGTTTTCCGATGGATTACAAATATCCACGAACATAAAAGATATTACTATACCTTTGATAATTCATTACTATTTACTGAGAGCATTCAGAACACTACACAAATCTTTCCACGCTAAATCATAACGTCCGGTTTCTTCCGTGTCAGCACCGGGGTGTTGGCATAATACAATACATGTACGCGCTAAACCCTGTGTGCATCGTTTTTAATTATTCCCGGACACTCCCGCAGAGAAGTTCCCCGTCAGGGCTGTGGACATAGTTAATCCGGGAATACAATGACGATTCATCGCACCTGGCATACATTAATAAATATTAACAATATGAAATTTCAACTCATTGTTTAGGGTTTGTTTAATTTTCTACACATACGATTCTGCGAACTTCAAAAAGCATCGGGAATAACACCATGAAAAAAATGCTACTCGCTACTGCGCTGGCCCTGCTTATTACAGGATGTGCTCAACAGACATTTACTGTTCAAAACAAACAGACAGCAGTAGCACCAAAGGAAACCATCACCCATCATTTCTTCGTTTCTGGAATTGGGCAGAAGAAAACTGTCGATGCAGCTAAAATTTGTGGCGGCGCAGAAAATGTTGTTAAAACAGAAACCCAGCAAACATTCGTAAATGGATTGCTCGGTTTTATTACTTTAGGCATTTATACTCCGCTGGAAGCGCGTGTGTATTGCTCAAAATAATTGCATGAGTTGCCCATCGATATGGTCAGCTCTATCTGCACTGCTCATTAATATACTTCTGGGTTCCTTCCAGTTGTTTTTGCATAGTGATCAGCCTCTCTCTGAGGGTGAAATAATCCCGTTCAGCGGTGTCTGCCAGTCGGGGGGAGGCTGCATTATCCACGCCGGAGGCCGTGGTGGCTTCACGCACTGACTGACAGACTGCTTTGATGTGCAACCGACGACGACCAGCGGCAACATCATCACGCAGAGCATCATTTTCAGCTTTCGCATCAGCTAACTCCTTCGTGTATTTTGCATCGAGCGCAGCAACATCACGCTGACGCATCTGCATGTCAGTAATTGCCGCGTTCGCTAGCTTCAGTTCTCTGGCATTTTTGTCGCGCTGGACTTTGTAGGCGATTGCGTTATCACGGTAATGATTGACCGCCCATGACAGGCTGACGATGATGCAGATAATCAGAGCGGATATAATCGCGGTTACTCTGCTCACTGTTGCCCCCACAAACAGACTTCACGCTCAATCTCACGACGAGTCATCAGGCCTTTCCATTGCTTACCGCCAGCGTATGTCCAGCGACGCAGCTGATCACATGCGCCTTTGATATCGCCCTGGTTTATTTTGCGAAGAAGCGTCGATGTTCTAAAATTGCCAGCACCCACGTTGTAAACGAATGAGTAAAGAGCGCCGCGCGTTGTTTCCGGTATATCGACTTTGATATACGGGTTAATTTGTCTGGCGACAGTGGCAAGGTCTTTATTCAAGAGTGCTTTGCATTCTGCTTTGGTATACGTTTTACCGAGCATGATGTCTTTTCCGGTGTGTCCGTGACATACAGTCCATACACCAACAATATCTTTGTATGGTATGTAGCTGACACCTTCCAGACCATCGTTACCACTTGGGCCAGTGATTAACACTGATGCTATAGCAATTGCTCCGCCACCAATAGCAGCAGCAACGGCTTTTCGTAATGATGGAGGCATTATTCACCTCTCGCAGCCTTGCGCTTATCTTCTTTAATCTTGAAATAAAGGTTTGTCAGGTACGTCAGCAGGCCAAATACCAGGCTACCCAGCACACCTATTGCTGCCCACTGTGAGGGAGTGACTTTATCTAGCAGCTGTAAAAACCAGTACCCGGCACTACCTGCTGAGGTGCCATAGGCGACACCCGTTGTTAACTTATCCATGGATTTCATAACCCCACCTCGCAGACAAAGCGGGTGTAAATTGAGGGAATACTACGAAACGTAACAGACTCGGAGTCAGTGAATAACTCAGGTATTGGGTTATCAGCTAATATCGAGACTCAAAAAATGGAAAAACCCGCTCGACGGCGGGTTTAAGCTGTGTGACGAAGTAACCACTCTTAACAGCATAACCAATTTTTTACGTACGTAAACCACTAAATGATATTTGAGAGAATGCTACCGAGTATTGAAAACACCACTACAAATACATAAGCAAATCTCAACAAATAACCAAAAAATAATTTCCAGTGTTATTTTTAGCCGGTTTAAATTGAACCTTCAAATTATAGAGCACTTATAAATAACAGCCGTTAATATAAATTGGCTAATAGATTTATTTTTATTCAGCCAAGAGCCATGAATAGGATTCGATAGAAAAAAGTTCAGATAAAAATAGAGATCTACTTCACAAATCAAACGAGAAACCAAAACTTACATCTTGAAATAATCACATTGATTAGATGAATATTTATCGCGCAGTGACATCATTTTTTAATAATAGTTCAAAAAAAAGGGCTCACGATGAAAAAATTAACAGTGGCAATTTCTGCTGTAGCTGCATCAGTACTGATGGCGATGTCTGCTCAGGCAGCTGAAATTTATAATAAAGACAGTAACAAGCTGGATCTGTACGGGAAAGTTAATGCTAAGCACTACTTCTCCTCTAATGATGCAGATGATGGTGATACTACTTATGCCCGTCTTGGCTTCAAAGGTGAAACCCAAATCAACGATCAACTGACTGGTTTCGGTCAGTGGGAATATGAATTCAAAGGCAACCGCGCTGAATCTCAAGGTTCCTCCAAAGATAAAACCCGTCTTGCCTTCGCTGGCCTGAAATTCGGTGACTACGGCTCAATCGATTACGGCCGTAACTACGGTGTAGCATACGACATCGGTGCGTGGACTGACGTTCTGCCAGAATTCGGTGGCGATACCTGGACCCAAACAGATGTATTCATGACTGGTCGCACCACAGGTGTTGCAACTTATCGTAACAACGACTTCTTTGGTCTGGTTGATGGCCTGAACTTTGCAGCTCAGTATCAGGGCAAAAATGACCGAAATGAAGTAACTGAAGCTAATGGCGATGGTTTCGGTTTCTCAACTACTTATGAGTATGAAGGATTCGGCGTGGGTGCAACCTATGCTAAATCTGATCGCACTAATAATCAGGTTATCTACGGTAACAACGGTCTGAATGCTTCTGGTCAAAATGCTGAAGTATGGGCAGCTGGTCTGAAATATGATGCGAACAACATCTATCTGGCCACCACCTATTCTGAAACCCAGAACATGACTGTTTTTGGTAATAACCATATTGCCAACAAAGCACAAAACTTCGAAGCTGTTGCACAATATCAGTTCGACTTCGGCCTGCGTCCATCCGTTGCTTACCTGCATTCTAAAGGAAAAGACTTGGGTGTTTGGGGTGATCAGGACCTGGTTGAATATGTTGATGTAGGTGCAACCTATTACTTCAACAAAAATATGTCCACTTTTGTTGACTACAAAATCAACCTGATTGATAAGAGCGATTTCACGAAAGCATCTGGCGTTGCTACCGATGATATCGTTGCTGTAGGTATGGTTTACCAGTTCTAATTTGATTACTAAAAGATATGTTGTGGGAGGCTTTGCCTCCCCAACATATAAGTGGCTCCCTCAAGCCACTTCCTTTAGAAGCACAACCTTGCTTCTAACTATATAAACCTTCTGTTATATATTACCCTTTATTTTTGGGGGCGTTTCAACGCCCCATTTTTAATAACTTTTAGTAAATAATTGGCGTATTAATTAGAGTTATTAACAACGATATCCATCTCTAACCGGATATCTAATGCCATTAACATCCCTTCAATTATGCCCTCAGCCTTTTGTAACCTTTTCCCGATATAACCATCAGAGCAGCAATGCTTACCTGCCAGTGACATGAATGTCATACCGACTACATAATAATCTACTAATAAATCGTGCAAATCGCTGTTGTTCTTTTTCAGACGGGCCATGCACCCGCAAATAATCATCGCGTCATCGTCACAACATTGCGGGCGAGATTTTACTTTTGAAGTAATTAATCCCTTAAAACCGGCGGCAATGGACGACCAGGTCACATCTTCATGATTATTAGCCGCCCACGCTCCCCAACGCTCAAGAACCATCTGAATATCACGCATCAACTTACTCCACAAAAATCAGACCAGAACGCCAATTACAAGCAAAAATCAACAAAACAGTATTAGTTGATTGTTATCTCTGACTTCATACTCCTGCTCCTGTCAGGGTTTTGGCGTAATTCTTCAGTATTCGGTAATCGGTCAAAACAGAACCGGGGAAACGATATAAGCGCAGATGCCCCCAGCGGTGGCGAAGAAGTTCTGCCATATAAAACTCAAACATCATTCATTCCCCATTTCGGTGATGGTCAGTTCCAGCCTCCCACCTTTGGTAACAGGCATCTTCACAACGCGGTAATCAACGACCTGAGCATCATCCAGCCAGAAACCTGCTTTGGTGAGTGCGTCAAAAGAGGCTTTTTGTAGATTATCCAGGTCACGGCGACGGCGATCCGGCATGTGGCACTCAATGCGGATTTTCACAGGCATAGCCAGACCGATATCCAGCATTGAGCCTTTAATGATTCGGGCGACGTTATCGCGGTATGCCTGCCCTTCTGCGCTGATGTGCGTGCGCCCTCGATTATGGCGGTAGTAGCGGTTATTGCTCGGCGGCCAGGGTAGTGTGATGTGGTAAGTATTCACGCCTTAATTACCCCCTCTTTCAGCCAGATAACCTGCGTTCTCGCCATACCTTCCAGCGCGCATTCTTTTGCATATCCAGCGTCAACAAAATGCGTGCGGCGGTCGATTTCGTCGTGGCAGGCAGAACATGCAATGGTGGCAATCAGGTCTGGCGGTTTCGTACCGGTGCCGCACAATCCAGTCAGCCGGATATGTGCCAGTACAGACGTTTCAGGGTTGCCATTACATACGCCAGGGATTCTTACCTGGCATTCCCGACCACGCGCTGCTTTTCTCAAATCAGCCATGATTCCTCCTTGCTGCCAGTCGCAACCATTTTTTATCAACCAGGCTAGCGGTATATCCGAGCAGTGTTGGTATTTCGGATGGCTTCAGCTCAGGTTTACGCTTACGACGATTTGGTACTTTGTAGATGTGTCCGTTCATGACACGAATAAGCGGTGTAGCCATTACGCCTCCTGCTTGTCGCGCAGCAGCTGAAACTCGCAGCTCTGTGGAATAGTCAGGTGGCAACCAATATTCATCGCCCAGGCTTCAACCTTACACAGGAAGACATACATCTCTCCGGTATCAAGATCGGAGGTATGGCGTAACGACTGGATAGTGGTGATATCACCGGTTACGACATCAACCAGGTCTTTGGTTTCATAACCGAGATATGTGTGTTTGAGAGCATCTTTTACCCAAGCTGGAGTGGCGAACGTTTTACCCTTGCTGATGAGGTATTCACTGATTTCGCTGTACCACATGTGGCTGAGTGCATTCTGGGAAAGACTGCGTCTCTCGCGCCACGGTTTAAGCACCATGCGAAAGCATTTGCCGTCCTCCAGATAAGGCTGGATCTGCCGACCAATAGCGGTGAAGTTACCGCGATGCAGTTTGATGCCATCTTGTGGGAAGTTCACGCTTCACCTCCGCAGAGATCAAACGCTGGATGCAAAAAAACGCAGGTGCATTTCTGCATCTGTGGCAAGGCGAGGAGTTCAACTTGTGGTCGCATATAATTTCCCAATCATATGCGCAGAAGTCACCGCAGGGTGTTCAGGCCAACGGTGACGGTATTATTGCTTATTGATTATGATTTTTCAATTTCATCAATAACCTTGTGATAGACAATACCAGAAAGGCCAACAGACAGTGGATGTTCATGAAATATTGGCTCATTTGCATAAACCCAATGCCCGACAAATTCTTCTGGGCTTGATATGTATAACTCACGAAGAAAATGGAGATCCCTCTCTACAACTAATTTCGTATCGTCCAAGAGCGCTGCATTTACGCTAGTTTTATGGCTGTGCATTAATTTACATTTGGTGAAGGACATCATGGCAAAAGCTCCTTTTTCTTATGAATCCATATGTTAGCTAAATTGGAGAGACACAGTAGCTAACGTTGTTTAATAACATTCTGACGCAAATGTGGCAATACTCGACTCCACTTATCATCCTGCCACGGCTGGAATTTTACATGTGCCGTTTCTCTGGCGAGGATTGCTCGCGCTCTGGTGAGTATCTGGGGATATTCTTGCTCGATGGAAGTGAAGCGACCAGCTTCACGATGCTCCGCAACCTGAAGAAGAGGAGTAACGTTCTGGCAGGCGGTTAACATCGCATCCCCAGCTCGCCATAACCAAGCAAGTGTGCAAAGTTCGTTATCAGTGAATTGTTTTGTGATCGGGGATTGTTGAACTTCTCGATCGAGAATATCCAGAACCCAGCGGCGGAACTCTTTGGCTACAGGAGTTCGTGCAAACATGGCGATCAAATGGGCTCCGCGAAGGCTAAATACTCGAGACTCCTGCATTCCACGAGGGGTGGTCACTTTGACCACCCTTGTCATCATATCTGTAAATTCATCTGAGTGACGAGAGTAAATGCGCTGAACTGCTTTATCGTCCGCATATTCCAGAGCTAAACCAACTTCAGTGGCAGTAAGCCAAATTCTGTTATTGTGGCAAATTGGGGTAAACGTCGTTTTGTGGAATGCTAATTGAGTAGTCATAGTTTCACCTCATCAGGTTAACCATCACCACCAACGACGCCAATCGACTGGTGGTGAACTGTGCAAGGTTGGCGTAACCGGCTACTCAAATCCGGCGCTCCCGAAGAAGCCCTCACACAGCCCACCATAATTTGGGCGTAGCCGTGCTTAGCGCATAAAAAAACCGCTTAACGCGGTATGCGTTGAGTAGTATTCCGGGACGCCAATCCCGTGTGCCGATTTTGCGGCAACGCACAGAATATATCCCCAGATAAATCATGTCGTCAACCCCAGTAAATGGACACCATGATGATCACAGCCATAGCTGCTACAACAGTTACAACTACCTCAGGCCAAAACATAACGATTTCCATATCACCTTTAGCCGCCAGACGAATAGAGACTCCCAATTCTGGCTGTCGAAGTAAAACACCGAATGTAAAAAATCGTAGGTGCATTTCTGCATCTGTGAATGGAGAAGATAGGTTGGATTGTATGTGCGCATAAACGTCCCCGTTTAGCGCAGAAGTCACCGGAGTTGTTCAGGCTCCGGCTTATTAATATTGCCTACTTACAATTAATTTTTCAACTGTTAGAAACTTATAATTAGCTGTCTCTTTGTAACTATCAATTTAATTATTTTTCTTTAACTTGAAATTTCTTCCCATTGCTAGTGTTCTTCGAAGATTCGAATCATAAGCTGGTTGATAACATCTATCATAAAAATCCTTAATTGTCTGATGGTAAGTATCCAGCATCAAACCATAAAACCCCCTGACCTTAAGATAATCCACCAAGGGAAATAAATAATCATCAGTCTGAACATCAGTATCAATATTATTTTTTTGTTTTTTAACTTCAAATTTGTATAAGTTTAACTCACCCTTATCCATCGTGCATGAAAAAAGGTCGTCAAAAATCAAATCAATTTTTGTCATAGGAACTCGTTCTTTTCCAGACATTATAGGTAGAATATCAATACCTAAGAGCGAACCTAATACAAAGTCGTAATGAAGCGAAATCACTGAGTCATTCGATGTCGAGTTGCCTTTGATAAATACTCTACTTAGTGCCGAGTCAAAAACATTCTCAACTCTCTCTCTCGTCATGTTTGCGACATCTACAACCCCCATATCACGAGAAGCTTTTATTGTGATTTCATCTATAAATGCTTTGGAATCTAGTGAATGTAAAAACAACATGAAGTTATCTAACTGTTCAGAGCATTTAATAGCCACCATAAGATTTTCGTATATATCTTTTTTATACTCAATCGGTAAATTTGCTACCGCAAAAGCAGCATAAAATTCTTGCACTGATTTATGCAGAAAAACATACCTATTATTTCCCTCAGGTTGGATAAGGCAAGTTATCTCAATAAGATCATCTATAAAGTTTGATGCATCTTCTTTAAGATAACCTTCTGTTTCAATAGCATCTTCAGCATATCTAAGCAACTCTTCTCCCCAAAACTCAAATTTCTCCTCAATCAGTGCGTTATAGCAAATAGCTGAAAAACACAATTTAGCTTTTTCACCAATAATGTTTGATTTTTTCTCGCGCGTATATACTTTTATTTTATCATGCCTTGCATATAAGGTGTCAAAGAGGCTTCGATAAAACTCTATTATATTATTTGGAATATCATTCATATAAGGATAACAATAATACAAAAGAGTAACTAAAATTGGATTGCAAATAGTTCCCTCAAGTTCTTCTTTATCACATAGTAAATCCGCCAAGACTTTAAACGAGGCATCACTACTTGAGAATCTGTCATTTTTCGATAAAGAATGAAGAATACAAATCTTATCAGAAATATTTAGCTTATCTATAAAAATATTATACACATCAGTAGTATAACATATATCTGTATTTGGTCTCGTTGTTGCGATAATTGGTGTGTTAAAATGATAATGAATGTTTTTTATTTCATTCATCATCATAGTTCGCTCTTCATGTTTAACCTCATCAAATCCATCCAACATTAAAACGACTCTTTGGGATTGCAGTAATATTTTCAAGCTATCCTCTGAACACCCCACACCAAATGAATTAAGAATGTCTGCCAGATAAGCAATAATATTTGCATTCTTCACCCTTCTTAATTCAATAAAAAAAGGCATCCGTTCTGATTTTTTTATTTCCTCGCTAAACAACTTGCGTAAAATAGTACTTTTCCCTTGCCCCGCTATACCGACTATATTTACAATACCATGAAATGGTAAAGTGACCCCATCTTTTATAACGACCTTGTCTTTATTAGATGCCACCTCAACAGTTAACGGATAATAAATATCATCTAAAAAAATATCATAATCAGCGTTGTGCAAAGTTCTCATTTTCAGAGATGGTAGCACATGCTTTCTTAAATAATTTTCTCTTCCGAGGGGATCATTTAATTGTTCGAGTATAACCTTGCCTTCATCTAGGTCCCTAGCCCAAGGTTTAGAGAGCAATACTTCTGTTATTTTTTCCGCAGCTTTTCCTACTGTGCTATTAATAATAGTCGCAAGAAACTCATCCATTTTTTCACCACATTCATTAACCAATACGTGGTGCATTCTTACAAGACTCAGTAACAATTGTCAATCATAGGTTTTCGCATGATTGCAAAACGCCATAAACAATTGTAGCACCATAATTTTAAACACTATATAATATACAACCTTCCTACAAGCATTCAGTACATCGCTTAATCACAGGGCTTGAATATATAGTAAGGAATCGATATTAATCACCTCATCTACTTTAAACATCTTACACACCTATAATTTATAATAGTCAACACGAGGTCATCATATTAAACATGCAATTACAAACATTCATTTTTATATAAATTTTCATGATTTAACCGTAGAGCGACGGTAATAAATTTCATATACAAGGATTTAAGCTCCCATACGTTTTCTATTATTAAAAATAACATACCGTTCGCCAGACCTTACCATCAATGACCAGGATTCCTGCCCGCGCCATTTTTGCCGCAGCCTGATTTATGCTGGTTAATGTCACACCTGTTGTCGCAGCAACGTCCGGCGCACAGAAGCTCTTGTGCGTCCCCAGGTAATGAATAATTGCTTCTTTTCCCGTCATACACTGGCTCCTTTCAGTCCGAACTTAGCTTTGATTTCTGCAATCTTCGCCAGAGCCTGTGCACGATTTAGAGGTCTACCGCCCATGACAGGAAGTTGTTTTACTGGTTCAGGTATAGCCTCACCACGGTTAATTCTCGCAGTCATATGGGCAAGTTCATCGGCAGCCTTGCGCCGTAATTCCGAGTCAGTCAACGCATTAGCCCGCATGTTCTGATACAGGTTGGTAACCAGCCAGTAGTGCGCGTTTGATTTCCACGGATAAGACTCTGCGTCCGGATACAGGCCACGCTTCCGGCAATACTCGTAAACCATATCAACCAGCTCGCTGGCGTTTGGCAGTCCGGCGGTAACGGATGCTTCTTCCCGGCACCATGCAACAAACTGCCCGGGTGATGGCAGAAATGGTCGATTCTGCCGACGGGCTACGCGCATTCCTGCGTTAACCTGTTCCATCGTGGTGATCCCGTTTTCCCGAAAAGCCAGAACCCACTGGCGACGGATTTCGTTCACTTCGTTCTGGTCACGGTTAGCCAGGCTCGCCGGGAAAGTTGCCAGTAACTGGCTGAACACACCGTTGATGATCTGCGCTACCTGCTGTACCTGCGGCTTTTCGTCGTACTGTTCCGGCATGTTGTTGGCGATCCGACGCATCTGCTCACGGTCAAAGTTAACCATCTGTGCGGCGATGTTTTTCATAGATCCACCCCGTAAATCCAGTCTGTGTTTGTCAGGTCGAGTTTTGGTTTGCTGGCTGTCACGCCTGCCTGTTGCTTGTTACGGTTGATTTCGAGTTGGGTCCACTTATCGCGGAGTTTGGCCGGGCTCAGCACGTTACCGGACCAGAAGTTGTCCTGGCATGCCCAGCGGAACAGCACGCACATGTCGCGGTGGTTACGTCCGTCACGTTCACGCATCAGGCGGATATCGTTAGCCCACCCAGCAAAATTCGGTTTTCTGGCTGATGGTGCGATAGTCTTCACCATGTCAAACATCCACTCTGCGGCGGTCAGGTCTTCTGCTGTCCCCCACTTGCTGCCGCTCTGAATTGCAGCATCCGGTTTCACCACAGAAAGGTCGTTTTCTGGCTGGTCAGAGGATTCGCCAGAATTCTCTGACGAATAATCTTTTCTTTTTTCTTTTGTAATAGTGTCTTTTGTGTCCCCCTGTTTTGAGGGATAGCAATCCCCCAATTTGAGGGATGTTTTATCCCTCGTTTTAGGGGATTTTCCCTCGTTTTGAGGGATGCACCATTCTGAGATGTTTTTATTTGGTCCAAACATGCCGCCTTGCTGCTTGATAATATTCATTCTGACGAGTTCTAACTTGGCTTCATTGCACCGTTTGACGGGTAACTTTGTAATCTCGCTAAGTTGAGAATCGGTGATTCTGTCCATTGGTTTATTCCACCCATAGGTTTTACGCAGAATGGCAAGCAGCACTTTAAACTGTCGCTTGGTCAGATCTGCGCCCGAATAAGCCTCAAGCAGCATATTTGATAGTCTGGCGTAACCATCATCGAGATCTGCCACATTACGCTCCTGTCCGGCAAAGTTACCTCTGCCGAAGTTGAGTATTTTTGCTGTATTTGTCATAATGACTCCTGTTGATAGATCCAGTAATGACCTCAGAACTCCATCTGGATTTGTTCAGAACGCTCGGTTGCCGCCGGGCGTTTTTTATTGGTGAGAATCGCAGCAACTTGTCGCGCCAATCGAGCCATGTCGTCGTCAACGACCCCCCATTCAAGAACAGCAAGCAGCATTGAGAACTTTGGAATCCAGTCCCTCTTCCACCTGCTGATCTGCGACTTATCAACGCCCACAGCTTCCGCTGTCTTCTCAGTTCCAAGCATTGCGATTTTGTTAAGCAACGCACTCTCGATTCGTAGAGCCTCGTTGCGTTTGTTTGCACGAACCATATGTAAGTATTTCCTTAGATAACAATTGATTGAATGTATGCAAATAAATGCATACACCATAGGTGTGGTTTAATTTGATGCCCTTTTTCAGGGCTGGGATGTGTAAGAGCGGGAATGTCTTAAGCGGCTTTACCGCGTTTAGTTCCGTACTGTAACCAAACCGGATCACAGTTAAGCGCCATAGCAATCTCAAACAAGAAGCGCGGTCGCTTGGTTACTCCAGCTTCAATCAGTTGAATTGATTGCTGTTTAACACCGGCTTTGGTTGCCAGTTCGGTTTGCGTCATTTTTAACGCAATTCGCCTCTTCTTGAGGCGTTCAGAAAGAGTTTGCATATCGCCTCCATCAACAAACTTTCTTGTATTTTCATACAATGTATCTTGTTTGTCAAATACAGTTTTTCTTGTGAAGATTGGGGGGGGTAAATAACAGAGGTGGCTTATGAGTATTTCTTCCAGGGTAAAAAGCAAAAGAATTCAGCTTGGACTTAACCAAGCTGAACTTGCTCAAAAGGTGGGGACTACCCAGCAGTCTATAGAGCAGCTCGAAAACGGTAAAACTAAGCGACCACGCTTTTTACCAGAACTTGCGTCAGCTCTTGGCGTAAGTGTTGACTGGCTGCTCAATGGCACCTCTGATTCGAATGTTAGATTTGTTGGGCACGTTGAGCCCAAAGGGAAATATCCATTGATTAGCATGGTTAGAGCTGGTTCGTGGTGTGAAGCTTGTGAACCCTACGATATCAAGGACATTGATGAATGGTATGACAGTGACGTTAACTTATTAGGCGATGGATTCTGGCTGAAGGTTGAAGGTGATTCCATGACCTCACCTGTAGGTCAAAGCATCCCTGAAGGTCATATGGTGTTAGTAGATACTGGACGCGAGCCAGTGAATGGAAGCCTTGTTGTAGCCAAACTGACTGACGCGAACGAAGCAACATTCAAGAAACTGGTTATAGATGGCGGGCAGAAGTACCTGAAAGGCCTGAATCCTTCATGGCCTATGACTCCTATCAACGGGAACTGCAAGATTATCGGTGTTGTCGTGGAAGCGAGGGTAAAATTCGTATGATCAGGATTGCGGCGCTACTCTCAATACTCTTAACTACCAGCGCCAATTCTGAATGCTGGATTGTCACAAACCTGCACGGGTACGGGGCAATGAATGGCGATCGTTACGAGTTTACAAAAGACAACACGGAAGATTCCGTTTTCCACGTAACAATAAATGGCGATAAATCATCAGTTTATGAATCAGTTTCTGGCGTCTATCCAGAGATGAAATACACTGCTTTGTCATCGAACACTATGGTAGGAGAATACCAGTCTGGAGGAGGAATAACCGTTGAAACCTGGTCAATCACTACAAACAAAAAAGCTCTTTACTCCAAAGTAATGAACATCCCAGGTATGCAACAACTTACATCAACTAAATCCTTTGTTGGTGATGTAGTCGGAACCTGCAACCAGTAATCCCCACCTCAATCTCGATAACCAAAAAACAAACTATTTTCCGTTTAAAAACAATGGAGTTTGTTTTTCATACCCCTTTTTTACAATATTTCTTGTTTACAACATACAATCTTTCTTGTAATTTTAAGCCATCAGCAGGATGCACTGACCACCATTGAAGGTGATGCTCTTAAAAATTAAGCCCTGAAGAAGGGCAGCATTCAAAGCAGAAGGCTTTGGGGTGTGTGATACGAAACGAAGCATTGGCCGGAAGTGCGAATCCGGATTAGCTGCAAATGAGCCAATCGTGGGGTGTTTTCGTTCAGGACTACGACTCACACACACCACCAAAGCTAACTGACAAGAGAATCCAGATGGATGCACAAACACGCCGCCGCGAACGTCGCGCAGAGAAACAGGCTCAATGGAAAGCAGCAAATCCCCTGTTGGTTGGGGTAAGCGCAAAACCAGTTAACCGCCCTATTCTCTCGCTGAATCGCAAACCGAAATCACGAGTAGAAAGCGCACTGAATCCGATAGACCTTACGGTGCTGGCTGAATACCACGAACAGATTGAAAGCAACCTGCAACGTATTGAGCGCAAGAATCATCGAGTTTGGTATAGCAAGCCAAGTGAGTTCGGTATAACTTGTCAAGGAAGACAAAAGGTTAAAGGGAAATCCATTCCATTGGCATGAGGTACGTAATGAAGAAAATTGATTACAAGTCCATACCAAAACCAATAGACTCAGCATCAGAGCGAAAAAAACACAAAAAAGAGGCTGAAAAATTAGCAAATTATATCAGTTTTATTAGAAACAATGCTCACGGCGATGGCGACAGGAAGTTGCTTTCAGATGCCCGGACCCAAGCGTTCAGTATACTTCGTAAGCAGATGCAATATCGTCTTCATCCAGGCTACATAATTGAAATTCGCCCGACTGAAAGACAATTGTTCTTATTAAACTCTGTCTTTGACTTTGTAAACGTAGTTGGAGATCTTATCGACAGGTCTGTAGATAAGGCTCCTGATACAAATAGTTTTCTTCTAACAAATAAAGAATACTTATATGGTAAATTTGGTATAAACGGATGGCAAAAATATGTACGATTCTTACGTGCATTCGTTGATGCGTATAAAAATTCCGACATGATTTATACATATTTGCCTGGTGGTGATAATTGTACGCTTTCGGCAGACAATAGAATATTCATACCTATACTTGGTCTTGGGCTGATTAATGCAGTAAATGAAAGAGATGTTATAATTGTTAAGCAGTGGCGAAAGCATGAGGGATATAGATATCTGCCATGCTTTGATATATTAAAAATACAGAATAAATTCTATGTAAAAATTAAATATAAAGAAGATGTTTTCTTCCTCAGAAAAAACAAAGATCTTTTACAAGAACTTTCTGGGACAATAGATGTCATCGTAGGTTCTAGGTTTATAAAAGAACTGAAAGAAAGCAGGTCTTTCTCTCGTGTAGAGATAAGCGAGTCAGAGTTATGGGGTATATCAAATAATCCTGTAAACCACGCTCACCAACGAAATCCAAACAAAAAGTGGTCATAACCCGCTCAGGCGGGTTTCATTTTCACGCAAACAACAGAATAAACACTGCACTGTGTATTCATTCCAACGAGTGAATACACGGAGCAATGTCGCTCGTAACTAAACAGGAGTCGACTTGTTCTGATTATTGGAAATCTTCTTTGCCCTCCAGTGTGAGGGCGATTTTTTATCTGTGAGGATATGAACAGATGTCAAACATCAAAAAATACATCATTGATTACGACTGGAAAGCATCAATAGAAATTGAAATCGACCATGACGTAATGACAGAGGAAAAACTTCACCAGATTAATAATTTCTGGTCAGACTCTGAATACCGACTCAATAAACACGGCTCTTTATTAAATGCTGTATTAATCATGCTGGCGCAACATGCTCTGCTTATAGCAATTTCGAAAGACTTAAATGCATATGGTGTTGTTTGTGAGTTCGACTGGGATGATGGAAATGGTCAGGAAGGATGGCCTCCAATGGATGGTAGTGAAGGAATAAGAATTACCGATATCGATACATCAGGAATATTTGATTCAGATGATATGACTATCAAGGCCGCCTGAGTGCGGTTTTACCGCATACCAATAACGCTTCACTCGAGGCGTTTTTCGTTATGTATAAATAAGGAGCACACCATGCAATATGCCATTGCAGGGTGGCCTGTTGCTGGCTGCCCTTCCGAATCTTTACTTGAACGAATCACCCGTAAATTACGTGACGGATGGAAACGCCTTATCGACATACTTAATCAGCCAGGAGTCCCAAAGAATGGATCAAACACTTATGGCTATCCAGACTAAATTCACTATCGCCACTTTTATTGGCGATGAAAAGATGTTTCGTGAAGCCGTCGACGCTTATAAAAAATGGATATTAATGCTGAAACTGAGATCAAGCAAAAGCATTCACTAACCCCCTTTCCTGTTTTCCTAATCAGCCTGGCATTTCGCGGGCGATATTTTCACAGCTATTTCAGGAGTTCAGCCATGAACGCTTATTACATTCAGGATCGTCTTGAGGCTCAGAGCTGGGCGCGTCACTACCAGCAGATCGCCCGTGAAGAGAAAGAGGCAGAACTGGCAGACGACATGGAAAAAGGCCTGCCCCAGCACCTGTTTGAATCGCTATGCATCGATCATTTGCAACGCCACGGGGCCAGCAAAAAAGCCATTACCCGTGCGTTTGATGACGATGTTGAGTTTCAGGAGCGCATGGCAGAACACATCCGGTACATGGTTGAAACCATTGCTCACCACCAGGTTGATATTGATTCAGAGGTATAAAACGGATGAGTACAGCACTCGCAACGCTGGCTGGGAAGCTGGCTGAACGAGTCGGCATGGATTCTGTCGACCCACAGGAACTGATCACCACTCTTCGCCAGACGGCATTTAAAGGTGATGCCAGCGATGCGCAGTTCATCGCATTGCTGATCGTCGCCAACCAGTACGGTCTTAATCCGTGGACGAAAGAAATTTACGCCTTCCCTGATAAGCAGAACGGCATCGTTCCGGTGGTGGGCGTTGATGGCTGGTCCCGCATCATCAACGAAAACCAGCAGTTTGACGGCATGGACTTTGAACAGGACAACGAATCCTGCACATGCCGGATTTACCGCAAAGACCGCAATCATCCGATCTGCGTTACCGAGTGGATGGATGAATGCCGCCGCGAACCATTCAAAACCCGCGAAGGCAGAGAAATCACCGGACCGTGGCAGTCGCATCCCAAACGGATGTTACGGCATAAAGCCATGATTCAGTGTGCCCGTCTGGCCTTCGGATTTGCTGGTATCTATGACAAGGATGAAGCCGAGCGCATTGTCGAAAATACTGCATACACTGCAGAACGTCAGCCGGAACGCGACATCACTCCGGTTAACGATGAAACCATGCAGGAGATTAACACTCTGCTGATCGCCCTGGATAAAACATGGGATGACGACTTATTGCCGCTCTGTTCCCAGATATTTCGCCGCGACATTCGCGCATCGTCAGAACTGACACAGGCCGAAGCAGTGAAAGCTCTTGGATTCCTGAAACAGAAAGCCACTGAGCAGAAGGTGGCAGCATGACACCGGACATTATCCTGCAGCGTACCAGGATCGACGTGAGAGCTGTCGAACAGGGGGATGATGCATGGCACAAATTACGGCTCGGCGTCATCACCGCTTCAGAAGTTCACAACGTGATAGCAAAGCCCCGATCAGGAAAGAAGTGGCCTGACATGAAAATGACCTACTTCCACACCCTGCTGGCTGAGGTTTGCACCGGTGTGGCTCCGGAAGTTAACGCTAAAGCGCTGGCCTGGGGAAAACAGTACGAGAACGACGCCAGAACCCTGTTTGAGTTCACTTCCGGCGTAAATGTTATTGAATCCCCGATCATCTATCGCGACGAAAGTATGCGCACCGCCTGCTCTCCCGATGGTTTATGCAGTGACGGCAATGGCCTTGAGCTGAAATGCCCGTTTACCTCCCGGGATTTCATGAAATTCCGGCTCGGTGGTTTCGAGGCCATAAAGTCGGCTTACATGGCCCAGGTGCAGTACAGCATGTGGGTGACGCGAAAAGATGCCTGGTACTTTGCCAACTATGACCCGCGTATGAAGCGTGAAGGCCTGCATTATGTCGTGATTGAGCGGAATGAAAAGTATATAGCGAGTTTTGACGAGATGGTGCCGGAGTTCATCGAAAAAATGGACGAGGCACTGGCTGAAATTGGTTTTGTATTTGGGGAGCAATGGCGATGAAACATCCTCACGATAATATCCGCGTAGGCACGATCACTTTCGTCTACTCCGTTACGAAGCGAGGCTGGGTATTTCCCGGCCTTTCTGTTATCCGAAATCCCCTGAAAGCACAGCGGCTGGCTGAGGAGATAAATAATAAACGGGGAGCTGTATGCACAAAGCATCTCCCGTTGAGTTAAGAACGAGTATCGAGATGGCACATAGCCTCGCTCAAATTGGAGTCAGGTTTGTGCCAATACCAGTAGAAACAGACGAAGAATTTCATACGTTAGCCGCATCCCTTTCACAAAAGCTGGAAATGATGGTGGCGAAAGCAGAAGCAGATGAGAGAGACCAGGTATGACAACCACGGAATGCATTTTTCTGGCAGCGGGCTTCATATTCTGTGTGCTTATGCTTGCCGACATGGGACTTGTTCAATGACACCTCAGCAGGAAAACGCCCTTCGCAGCATTGCCCGTCAGGCTAATTCTGAAATCAAAAAAGCCAGACAGCAGTTTCCGGATAAAAACGTCGATGACATTTGCCGTAGCGTACTGAAGAAGCACCGCGAAACGGTAACGCTGATGGGATTCACACCGACTCATTTAAGCCTGGCAATCGGCATGTTAAACGGCGTCTTTAAGGAACGATGAACATGAAAAGCAAAATCATCAGGGAGCTACAGGCTCCTTTTTTATTATTCGCATTCACCCTCAAGCGTATTAACCAACAATTCAGGGATTAATGGAAGATGGCAGACATCATTGATTCAGCATCAGAAATTGAAGAATTACAGCGCAACACAGCAATAAAAATGCGCCGCCTGAACCACCAGGCTATATCTGCCACTCATTGTTGTGAGTGTGGCGATCCGATAGATGAACGAAGACGCCTGGTCGTTCAGGGTTGTCGGACTTGTGCAAGTTGCCAGGAAGATCTGGAGCTTATCAGTAAACAGAGAGGTTCGAAGTGAGCGAAATTAACTCTCAGGCACTGCGTGAAGCGGCAGAGCAGGCAATGCATGACGACTGGGGATTTGACGCAGACCTTTTCCATGAATTGGTAACACCATCGATTGTGCTGGAACTGCTGGATGAGCGGGAAAGAAACCAGCAATACATCAAACGCCGCGACCAGGAGAACGAGGAAATTGCGCTAACGGTAGGAAAGCTGCGCGTTGAGCTGGAAGCAGCAAAATCAAAACTCAACGAGCAGAGTGAATATTACGAAGGTGTTATCTCGAATGGAAGTAAGCGTATTGCTGAACTGTAGGCCTAGGTTGAATGTACAAGATTTGCATACGTAAGAGCAAAAGACAAGGGAGAATTGATCAGAGTTATTACCTGCCAACCAACGGGATATTACGCTTACGTACCATGTAACTAGGAATCCTTGAAGTGGCAGCCTAACTGTGGATACACTGAAATGGCGATTTGGTAACATGTTTCGCACAAAGCTGTTACTATGCTTAGAGATAATCAGTCATGATTAAATGCTTTGTAAAAAGTAAAAGGAAATTACAATGAAAAAATCAACACTAATTTTAGGGCTTACGTTAATTGTCTCATCTCAAATACCTTCGGCAATGGCAAAAAATGAATCAAAACTTTGGGTTGTTGTTGATCGAACGGAAAGACATACCTGCCCTTCAAGTAAATGTGGAGTGGCTGGGAAACTATTTTTCAGGGAAGGCGTAGATTTTCTAGAAAAAAAAGGTGAATGGGTTCGTATAACTGGGCCATATTCAGCCTCATGTGTGGGAGGGGAAAGCGAATATATTAAAGAAGGTAATAAATCCTGCACAAGAAAAAACGGAATCGTTAATGGCAAGTTTTCAGAATGGGTTAAACTTAGTGATCTTAGCAGTGAAAGGCCATCAGATCCTGCTGAAAATGCGAGCAGAAATGATACCTTAATCAAAGGATCTGATGACTACCGTATATACAAAAAAGAGTTTTCTTCGGCAGCTAGGAAGTTAATAAGTGAAGGTGTCTGCACGGAGAGCGATTTTAAGGAAATTGGAGGGTGGATGGCATCAAGCAATAAGGGTGAAAACATCTATTTCACATATTGCGGAGGAATGACGTTGTCGAACAGAATATATCTAGACGTTAAAAGTGGAAAGACTTTTAGATAATATGATATTACTAATGACAGCATTAATTTAATGCCTCCATAGAATTATCTCTAGGAAGTAAGTATAAGAAAAGTCCGCACAATGAGCTGCTGCGGGCTTTGTGTTATTCGCCATATTTTATGAAGCAAATACGACACTATAGATAATTAAGCGTTACTGGTTGTCGATTCCTCACTCATTCCTGCTGATGGCTGTCTTCTTGTATGTGCCATTGAAGGGTAATATCGCGTAAAAAGATACCGGAAGTATCCGCGCCGCCATGATTGTCTTTCTCCTGATGCAGGAAAAGCAGAATGACTAAACCAGCAGCAGAGCGCAAAGCCGATCAGAGAGCCAAGCAAGCATCATCCGGTATGCGTAAGCTGGAGCTTGTACTTGATGCTCGGAAATTGAAATGCTGGAGCGTAACTGAGCCACGCGCCGCTTCAGGCGTGCGCCTTACGAGTTTGGTGAGTACATAGCGTTACTGAGCCGCCAGGATGATGCACGTGTGCGCTGGCGTATAAAATCGATTAGCAGAAAACGTTGCCGTAAGTGCGGCGAGAGAGTTCCTGTTAATTCATGCCCGTGTAATGGTGACTCACAATACTGGGTGACCAAAGGCTGGCACGAAACAAAATTAATGATATAAATCTCTGTGACATGTCACGGAGGCGGCAATGAAATTAGACCAGCAATATCTAAAAGATCTACTTATCGCATTCGAAAAAACTTATGGCCCTGACACGATGCTTAGTGAACTAGAGGATAATGGCTTTAATAGATATGACCAAAATTTTATTTTCCATATGCGATTATTATGTGACTACGAATTAATAGTTAGGGTTGATGGAAAACCTGGGTTCGGTCATATAATGTCCAACGAGTTAGGGGAAGGTGTTGAATATAGTTGGATCGAAGTACCACTGAGGTTGACAGCAAGAGGGCATGATTTTATTGCTGACTTACGTCAAAAGGAGGTCTGGCAAGCTATAAAAACAAACTTTAAGGATGAGGGAATTAGTACTCTTATGAGTGTTTCAAAATCACTAGCAAAAGGCTTTGCAAGGAAAAAAATAAAAGATATTACAGGAATAGATATTGAATAATTCTTAGCATCAAGCAACTACTGCCTTTGGTGAAAATTATATCTGAACTCGCTACGGCGAGTTTTGTTTTACGGAGATGATAAATGCACTTCAGAGTCACTGGTGAATGGAATGGAGAACCATTCAACAGAGTTATCTAAGCAGAGAACATCAATGACTGCTATGACAACTGGATGATATGGGCGCAGATAGCACATGCAGACATAACCAATATTCGAATTGAAGAACTGAAAGAACACCAAGCCGCCTGATGGCGGTTTTTTCTTGCGTGTAATTGCGGAGACTTTGCGATGTACTTGACACTTCAGGAGTGGAACGCTCGCCAGCGACGCCCAAGAAGCCTTGAAACAGTTCGTCGATGGGTGCGCGAATGCAGGATATTCCCTCCTCCGGTTAAGGATGGAAGAGAATATCTGTTCCACGAATCAGCGGTAAAGGTTGACTTAAATCGACCAGTAACAGGTAGCCTTTTGAAGAGGATCAGAAATGGGAAGAAGGCGAAGTCATGAGCGCCGGGATTTACCCCCTAACCTTTATATAAGAAACAATGGATATTACTGCTACAGGGACCCAAGGACGGGTAAAGAGTTTGGATTAGGCCGAGACAGGCGAATCGCAATCACTGAAGCTATACAGGCCAACATTGAGTTATTTTCAGGACACAAACACAAGCCTCTGACAGCGAGAATCAACAGTGATAATTCCGTTACGTTACATTCATGGCTTGATCGCTACGAAAAAATCCTGGCCAGCAGAGGAATCAAGCAGAAGACACTCATAAATTACATGAGCAAAATTAAAGCAATAAGGAGGGGTCTGCCTGATGCTCCACTTGAAGACATCACCACAAAAGAAATTGCGGCAATGCTCAATGGATACATAGACGAGGGCAAGGCGGCGTCAGCCAAGTTAATCAGATCAACACTGAGCGATGCATTCCGAGAGGCTATAGCTGAAGGCCATATAACAACAAACCCGGTCGCAGCCACTCGCGCTGCAAAATCAGAGGTAAGGAGATCAAGACTTACGGCTGACGAATACCTGAAAATTTATCAAGCAGCAGAATCATCACCATGTTGGCTTAGACTTGCAATGGAACTGGCTGTTGTTACCGGGCAGCGAGTTGGTGATTTATGCGAAATGAAGTGGTCTGATATCGTAGATGGATATCTTTATGTCGAGCAAAGCAAAACAGGCGTAAAAATTGCCATCCCAACAACATTGCATGTTGATGCTCTCGGGATATCAATGAAGGAAACACTTGATAAATGCAAAAAGATTCTTGGCGGAGAAACCATAATTACATCTACTCGTCGTGAACCGCTTTCATCCGGCACAGTATCAAGGTATTTTATGCGCGCACGAAAAGCATCAGGTCTCTCCTTCGAAGGGGATCCGCCAACCTTTCACGAGTTGCGCAGTTTGTCTGCAAGACTCTATGAGAAGCAGATAAGCGATAAATTTGCTCAACATCTTCTCGGGCATAAGTCGGACACCATGGCATCACAGTATCGTGATGACAGAGGCAGGGAGTGGGACAAAATTGAAATCAAATAATGATTTTATTTTGACTGATAGTGACCTGTTCGTTGCAACAAATTGATAAGCAATGCTTTTTTATAATGCCAACTTAGTATAAAAAAGCAGGCTTCAACGGATTCATTTTTCTATTTCATAGCCCGGAGCAACCTGTGAACACATTTTCAGTTTCCCGTCTGGCGCTGGCATTGGCTTTTGGCGTGACGCTGACCGCCTGTAGCTCAACCCCGCCCGATCAACGTCCTTCTGATCAAACCACGCCTGGTACCTCTTCTCGCCCGATTCTGTCGGCAAAAGAAGCGCAGAATTTCGATGCTCAACACTATTTTGCATCCCTGACACCAGGTGCTGCAGCGTGGAATCCTTCCCCGATTACCCTGCCTGCGCAACCTGACTTTGTTGTCGGCCCGGCGGGCACTCAAGGTGTAACGCATACCACGATTCAGGCGGCGGTAGATGCGGCAATTATCAAGCGTACCAACAAGCGCCAGTATATTGCCGTGATGCCTGGTGAGTATCAGGGAACGGTATATGTCCCTGCCGCTCCGGGTGGAATTACTCTGTACGGTACAGGTGAAAAACCGATTGATGTGAAGATTGGGCTTTCCCTTGATGGTGGCATGAGCCCTGCCGACTGGCGTCACGACGTCAACCCGCGCGGCAAATATATGCCAGGTAAACCAGCGTGGTATATGTACGATAGCTGCCAGAGCAAACGCAGCGACAGTATCGGTGTTCTCTGCTCTGCGGTCTTCTGGTCACAAAACAATGGCCTGCAACTGCAAAATCTGACCATCGAAAACACGCTGGGCGATAGCGTAGATGCAGGTAACCATCCGGCGGTGGCACTGCGTACTGATGGTGACCAGGTACAGATTAACAACGTTAACATTCTCGGTCGTCAGAACACCTTCTTTGTCACCAACAGCGGTGTGCAGAACCGTCTGGAAACCAACCGTCAGCCGCGTACGCTGGTGACCAACAGCTACATTGAAGGGGATGTGGATATCGTTTCTGGTCGCGGCGCAGTGGTGTTCGATAACACCGAATTCCGCGTGGTGAACTCACGTACTCAGCAAGAAGCGTATGTGTTTGCACCGGCTACGCTGTCCAACATTTACTACGGTTTCCTCGCCGTAAACAGCCGTTTCAATGCTTTCGGTGATGGTGTGGCGCAACTGGGCCGCTCGCTGGATGTTGATGCCAATACCAACGGTCAGGTGGTGATCCGTGATAGCGCCATCAACGAAGGTTTTAACACGGCTAAACCGTGGGCCGATGCGGTGATCTCTAATCGTCCGTTTGCGGGTAATACCGGCAGCGTAGATGATAACGACGAAATACAGCGCAATCTGAATGACACTAACTACAACCGCATGTGGGAATACAATAACCGCGGCGTGGGTAGTAAAGTGGTTGCAGAGGCGAAGAAGTAA